CAATTCAGAATTTAACCTCACTAAAATCTAAATTAGAGAAGCTAGCTAATAAGCATAGACAAGAAGGAACAAACAGTGTAGTCATAGGTTACACGGCCAACTATGCGACTTACGTGCATGAGATACCGGCAAGGCATAAACCAGGAAAACAAATGAAATTCTTGGAACAACCTGCTAGAAAATTAAGTCCTATATTAGGAGGATTGATAGCTGAGTCTTTAGGAAAAGGCGTAAAACTCTTACCATCATTATATTTAGCTGGATTAAGATTACAAAGAGAAAGTCAGGCTATTGTTCCTGTTGATTTAGGAAATTTAAGGGCGAGCGCTTTTACCGCAAAAGAAGATGAGTTGGAAGCCATAATAGCCGAGAGCGAAGCAAAATTAGCAAAGCGGTTTAAGAAACAAAAAGTGAGATTTGAAAAGCAAAAATTGGCAAAATTAAAAAGAGTAAAACGAGAAGCAAAACGAGCAGCAAAAGCAACAACAAAAACGTGGAAAAAATCTTTCAAACAACGGAGGAAGGGTAGATGAGTAGCCTAACCCATTCTCCAGCCGATGTAATAAGGTGGTTGTTAATTGATTTAGGGCTTGGAACAGACCCAAGTGAAAGTAGTTCTTGGCCTATACATACTTCTAGTGAACCAGATTCTCCAGATAATTCAATCTCTGTTTATGACACAGCAGGAATTAAAGATGGTCGTATTCAACAGACGGGTGAAACAAGAGAACATTCTGGAATCATGCTACAGATACGGGGGGTTACGCAACCAATAGCATGGGCTAAAGCGAATGCAGTTAATGTTATTTTAGACGAATCAATAGATAAATCTCTTATAACAATTAGTAGTACAGACTATATAGTGTACGCTGTCACCAGGCACAGCGGACCCTTGTCTTTAGGAAGAGAGCCTGGAACGAATAGATTTTTGTTTACAATCAACGCTGTAGTAGCACTACGGCAAATCAATTAAGTAGAGGATAGAAAGATGGTAATAGAAGCATTACATGACGGATACCCGACAACTATTAACTTGAGTGGAGCTGACACTACATTCTGGGAAGAAACAGTACAACCCCCAGGTATAGATGGTGGAGAGCCAATCAATCTCACAAACATGCGGAATGACGCCGTACGTACTAGGGCCCCAAGGCATCTATATGATGTTACGCCAATGGAACTGGTTGTTGCTTATGACCCGACAGTCTATGACACGATCTTGGCTAACATAAATGTTAATCAAGCAATCACCACTACTTTTCCTGATGAAGGATATGTCGTATGGTATGGCTATCTGCAAAAATTTGTCCCTGGGCCAAACAAAGAAGGGGAACAGCCAAAAGCAGCAATAACTCTAGTCCCAACAAATATCCACAGCACTACTGGCCTTGAAGCTATTCCAGTTGTAACTGGTGGTTCTGGAACGGGGGCGTAAACTTTAATTCAGTAAACAAATAATAGGAGCAACAAAATGAGTGAAATACGATTTGATGATATTACCCCAATCGAAGAACCAGTCCATATCGGGGGAATAGATTATGTTCTAAGAGAAACCAGCGGGGATGCTTCAGTTAAATATGATAACGCAAGGCTAGCTTGTTATGAATATCAAGATGGCAAGCTAGTTCGTTCTCATGGTTTAGCTGATTTGGAACCGCTGCTGATTTCTCTTTGTCTTTTTGATTCAGCAGGTGTAAATGTTCCAGAAACTGTTATTCGTAGTTGGCCTTCCAGAATACAACAAGCTTTATACACAAGAGCAAAGATGGTAAGTGGTACGATTGAAACAGTAGAAAGTTTAGAAGAACAAATAAAGCTACTTCAAAAACAATTGATAGAATTACAAGCTCGTGAGCAAGCACCAAAAAACTCGCCAAGCGGTACAGAGGTTGGTTCTGGTTAGCAGAGAAACATCATTTTACTGGGCCTATTATAGACTTGATGCGATTTATGACTCAACGTGAGTATGAAGCAAGGATTGCTTGGTTTAATCAAGAACACCAGTCTATTACCCCAGGAACAAAAAAACCTGCTAATAAAGAAGAAGCAGCAGCTTGGGCAAGAGCAAATTGGTCTGGGCTATTAAATACTAAGAGATAGACTAATGGCAAAAGAAACAGAAATTGAACGACTGGTTGTTCGTCTAGTTGGTGATGATTCAAGTTATCATGTGATGATGAAGGAGGCTGCAGCTGGTACTGACCAATTAAAAAGTATGGGCAATGATTTGGTAAGCCGCCTTGGTTCTGGAATAAGCTTATTGAATCCAACTATTGGATCAAGCATTCGCCAATTGGGTATGCTTGGACGAATAGTAGATCAATTATCCAAAGCTAATATATTTGGGACAGCGGCAAGAGAAGTTCAAGTAGCAATTCCAAAAATTTCATCCTATGATGCATACATGGGTATTACTGCTAAAGTAACAAAGGAGGTTACTGTAGCAACAACTTTATTCGGATTTTCGCTAGGAGCAGTTGGTGTTGCTGCTGCTGCAATTGCTATTCCAATAGGAGCGGCAGCTCTCTATGTACACCATCTAGGAAAAGCTGTTCGTGATGAGAAAAAAGCAGTTGAAGATTATCAGAAACTTTTGGTTAAACTAGATGTTGTAAATCAAGCTTCTGTGCGAGGCAGCCCTTTCATGGAGCAGTTTAGGGGCAAAGGAGAGTCCGTTTCCTTTGCTCAATCAAAGTATGCTGAACAACAACAAAAAGTAGCCGCAGCTGAAGATGCTCAAAATGCACTAAGAAATATACAAGAAACAGAAATAAGAAACGCAGAAATCTATACAGATAAGTTAAAAAGGCTCCATAAAAAAGGCGAACTTGGAAGTGAAGGAGAGGAAATAGTTGCAGGTTCTGTACAACGCCAGGCTAGCATAAGGGAAAGACATGCGAAAGAAAAATTAAATGCTGATCAAGCAGCTCTTGCTGCTACTCTTAAACTAGCAGAGTCAAAAGACCAGCTCATAAAATATCTAACAAAGGAAGCAGAAGCTATTAGCCTAGCTACTAAAGCTGGGAAAAAGTGGGTTGACGAAATAGATCCTGATATAGCTGCTAAGAAGAAACTTATTCAACTTGAACAAGCTTTGAATAGTGAGTCTGAAAGATCAATCCTATTATCTCTAAGAAAGCCAGTTAGACCTGGGCATGAATTAGTAGATACATACATTAACCGTTGGGCAAAAGAGAAGCCTGATTTTACCAAAGATCAACTAGGAAAATATGAAAAAGATATAGCAAGATTGGACAAAGCAGATATTGAGGGTATGACAGATGCTCATAACAGAAGAGTCAGAGCTATGGATGACCTTATCAATCGAATTGGATTACTGGGTGTAGCTCAAGCAAAGCAAGCAGCTTATGATAGAGTAATGCAACAAACAGAAAATGAAGCTATGGCAACTAAGGAAGCTAACAAAGCTGGGATACAAAGCTTGAAAGAACAACAAGCAAGTTATGCTGAAACAGTAAAGAGAACCAGGATAGAACAAAGCTATTTTACAAGAGAATTAGAAGCAGCGGCCAATTCAAGAGACAGAGAACGGCAGTCAATAATAGAAGTAAATAAGGCATATGAACTTTGGAAGTTAGCCCACACAGATTTAACAAAAGCTGAAAAAGAATCTCAACGGGTAATTATGCTAGGTAACGCTGCTCATGCTTTACAGATAGGTTATGTCAAAGAAGCCCAAGCTGCTTATGAACGGTTCAAAGACCCGTTAGACCGGATAATAGATGATCAGAAATTGCTTAGAAAGCTTTTTGAATCTGGTGGTTTTGGAGAAGGTGTTAAGGGCGCTAAAGCATATGAACGAGCACTAATGTCCGCTTATGCCCAAGCGCACAAAGATTATACTGCCCGTTTTGCTGCTGATACACCGGATGTTACTCTTCATGGTTCCGATAGATATTATCGTGAACTAGCAAGACAAAAACAAGGCATGACCCCTATCCCAATAAATAGGTTAGAGGAAGCTCAAAGAGAACAAGCCCGTATAGACGGAGACGATAAAGAAATAGAGACATTAAAAGCAACTAAGGAAATTGCTGTAGGAATCAAAGAACTAGTTGGTCAAGGCAAGAAAAAACCACTCTCAATTCCCGTAGCTAATTTTTAGGATAGTAAAACTATGGCAAATGTAATTGGCGGCCCTGTAACCTGGTCAGCAGACCGAGATGATGAAAGTTACAGAACCTACAAAGTTACTCATAGAGTTCAAGCTGAAATTACAGAAAGTCCTGTCGCGGTAATGCTAGCTAGTGGGTTGCCTACTATTGGTAGTACCTTTCAAATTAGCGGATATAGTGGGTATGATAATTGGTGTTATTGCCGCCCAGAAATGTCTGTCCGTATTGATCAAGAAAAAGAAGGTGATCCGGCGAATTATTATCTGGTGGAAAACACCTTCAGTAATAAATACCAACTGCTCTCAGGTAGACGGTGCCAAGATTTTCCCATTGAAAATCCCTTACTAGAACCAATGAAAGTCGGAGGAAGTTTTGCCAAAGCACAACATGTAGCTAGATATGATAAAGATGGAGTAAAGCTTATTTCTTCATCAGGAGAACCTTTATTAGGGCCGAATAGTACTTTTGATTATGCCCGACCCACAATACGCATTGAACAAAATGTGGCTTCTCTAGGATTAAGCACCTTTGCTGCCATGGTTAATACAGTAAATGCTTCTCCTTTATGGGGTTGCCCTGCTAGGTGTGTGAAACTAGCTAATGTTCCTTGGGA